ATTGCAAAAATCACAAAAAGAATATGAAAAAGAGTTAGATCTGCAAAATAAACAAAAAGAACAAAAAGAAAATATTGCAAAACAAGACGAAGCTGCTAATAACGTTGTACCAGCCCTCCCAAATATCCCAGTTAATATTGAAAAAGCAGGTGTTGCCCAGGCAGCCCTCCCAGTTCCTACGCGTGCTGCTGTGCCTGCCGCTGTGCCTGCTGTACCCGCTGTTGGTTTACAAAAAAAAAAGGAACTAATGGCGGGAGGAGCATTTTTTGATTCAGATTTTAATGATAGTCGTGATAGGTTATTCGAGAGAGAACGAGGAATAATGGGTGCAAATCCTGGTATAACAGAAAGAATCGGAATGGGAACAGATTTCGGAAAAACCACCACTTCTTCAGGGAAATCAAATTTATTAACTCGTGCACTACCAGATTCAGAACCATTTATTGCTTCACTTGTAAAATTTAATAACTCAGGTTTTCCAAATAATGTTACGATTCCTGCAAGAATAGATACATTCTTTAATATAAATCTTTTTAAAGCATTTTTAAAAAAATTAGGAGAACCAGTTAAACTATACGGAAATGATAATCAAGTCGTTTCCGTAGACGACATTGGTGGATTGAATCTAGATAAAGAACAACAAAAAAATGATAAGTCAAATAGCAAAAATAAAGTATACGAAACAGACCAAAAAACGGAAGGAAATTATATTACAAATTGGTACCCAGCACAAGAACAAAATAAACTTATCGGTTCAGCATATGCTTTTATATATACTAGACCAACTGAACAAGAAGTGAAACAACAAGCCGAATTAAATAAAAAAATACCATCGGCTTCCATGTTGATGATAAAGGAAGGAGACAACTATAGGCTCATTGGAGGACCTGTCGATAATAAAGTGAAAATTTTCACAGGCTTTTCTGGTTCTAGTACAGTATCGAGTGATAAATATAATACTGAAACATCGGAACGAACTGTCGAAAGTCAAATAAATGATTTTTTTAAACGTGTAACGGGACAAAGCTACCTTCCTCAGTCAGTATCAAATACGGGGCGAAGATTTGTATATGAACCCGAGTCATCTTTTTCTAAAAAGGTTGATGCTAAATCAGATGTAAAAGATTTAAAAAGTGTTATTTACTCAAGACAAGTTACAAATTCACAAATTGAATCTATTATTGAAAGCTCTAGAGCATCATCAACTGATATAGTAAAAGTACCGATTACTACACTATTTAATATACTAAACGGAAAAACACAGACACTTCAAACAAAAATAGACATGACAGACCAAACTAGAACAATATTAAAGTTTCTTTTCAGAATATTAGAAAAGCAAAACCTATTGTCTACTATTTCGGGACAACAAAAAAAGAAGGTAGGTGAAATTTACGAAAATAGAATTGAAAAACTAAGAGAAAAATTATCCGAATCATCTTTAAATGAGCTTGACTCCATTATTCGTCATAATATTCGTTTCATTTTAGATATATTATTTTCAAGTAAAACCGTATTCAAGTATAAAGGAATTTCATATATAATAGACTACCTCGAATGGAATAATACATTTAAGCAGCTAAATAAAGTACTAGAAAACTATAAAGTTGCATACTATATCGAATTACAACTATTTCTAGAAAAAATAGAAAAAGGAAAACTACCTATCGACCGCGATGGAACTTTATTCTCATCTTGTGTTGTAAGAGGTGCACAACTTAAGAATTTATGGAAACGAAATTTCTTAGAACAAAACTGGTCCAGAGTTGGGAAACAAATAAAAAATTCTATTACTATAAAACAAACACCATCTATTACAGATATTCTACCAGGTTTTATAAAAAGGGCATTGGATGTAGGGTCGAGTCAACTTATGTCTCAATTAAATTCGGGAGTAAATCAAATATCACTTGTTCAGTATTGTTTTTTAGGTCAAGAACAGTTAATAGAAGATTTTAAAAGTATAGACAACTCTTTTGCGGGTGTATCCTGGAAAAACGAAAACTCATGGAGTAAACGTAAAGAACTACTATTTGCTGCAATGGATAACTGTGGTTCTGATGTATACTGTTTCCAAAATGTTCAATGTTCAATAGAAGCGTACTCAACAATTGTTTCCTCTTTAACCGATTCAGAAAAAGAAAAACTACAAGATATAACACAAATCGAAAGAATTAAAATACATAGAAAGGTACTAGATCAGTTATTAGAAAAAAAGGAAGACCCCCTAAACTTAATAGCACAAATATACGAACGTTATAAAGATCGCTACGTATTTGTTTACTTTTTTGAACAAAATGTGTATGGCGATGAATTAAGCAATGAGGGTAAAAAAACTGCACTAGGTAACCTAACCATGTTTAAAAGTGACAAGTTTGAATTAAAAGATGAAGCAGATATAAGAATTGCCCCATTTATACGTAAAAATAAAAGAAGAATTGAAACAATTGACTCAATAGACCCGATTTATAACAATACGTCTTTTGCAACAATTGTTTACTGTAAGTTTAAAGGCGGAAAGTATAGAAATCCATCACTGTTACCAGGGCAAATGCCTGGACAAATACCCAGAATTATAGAGACTATTAAAATAAATAATGTTGATGATACGACAATACCAGAGGAAAATGAATCAAGAGAATCTGTACAACCAATTAAAGACTATGAAGAAGAAGGAACTGTCGAACAACCTATAGTAAACTATAGTCCTAGTGTTAGCCCTAGCCCTAGTCCGGCACCAGATAGAAAAGTAGCCGCGCAAGGTGGAGGTGACGGCAGTGATAGCGACGAGTGGTATAATAAAGATAACTCAGAAGAAGTAGGGTTTATGTCAGGTCTATTTGGTAATGCGGGTACAGGAAAACAAGGTAAAGTTAAAACGGAAGCTGAACCATGCAAAAAGTATATGAATGAGGGGTATATTCCTAGTGGTCAAATTTTTGGAATTATAAATATAAAATTAGAAACAGCAGAAACTTTAAGACAAATTGAGTCTAAACAAGCCGCAAAAGCTATGCAAGTTACAAAAAGCAAACCTAGCAAACCCGCCACAACAGATAAACCCGCTACAGAAACCACAGGAAGTAAAAAAATTACTAAGCAAATGTTAGAAGTATTACTAATAGCCGCATTTGTTTCAAAATTTAGAACCCGATACTACTTGTCGAGCTCAACCGATATTAATCCATATTTTATGACAGGTGACTTTAACTTTGATATACCGTATGACCAACCTATCGGTAAAGGTACGATAAGAGAGGTATATTTAAAAGCACCTGCATTCGCTTTATTGTTAACAAGAAGTAATAATGTTTTTACACCAGCGGACTATCCTTCTGTTGCAGCATATGCTAAGGAAATATCTGACTTTATTTATAAAACATGTAAGATATTGACATACCTATATGGTGGTAAAGGTAAAAATGGTCGTCTTCGTTTAATCGGATATACCAACAGCCAAACACTACCTAACATGTTTGGATACAAATATTCGTTAACAAACCTCGAAAAAATAAACAAAAGCGAGCTTATATTTACAACAGGTAAACTACTTCTTTGTCCAAAAGAAGAAATGCATAAAATAGTTAACTCGGAATCACCCGAAGGATTGCCCTCTTTTCCAAATAAATCGAACCCATCAAATTGTGATGCAATCGGTGGTGTATTCGAACTTGACACAGAGTATGTAAATCTAGTCATACAAGCGGAAGAAAAAAATAGTATCCGAGTACAACAAAGTCAAGAAGCTTCATTTAAAGACGAAGCTAGGCGAAGTATAATAGAAGAAGCAACTGGTAGACAAATAAGGCCTATGTCATCAACTGTTGTCTCTAGTCCCATGAGTAGTCCTTTGCGTCGCCCGGTTTCACCTTCCAAACCTATTGCAACAACGCCACCGCTTCCTGAAGTAGAAGAAAAGGAAGTTCCTGATTTGATGCAGTCTAGTTCAGGAAAAACTGCAGCGGAATCTGTTGGCCTTGTTCCTGAAGCTATATCAATAACAGGCGAAGAATTAACGAAACTTCATAATTTTGACTACACAGCCTCAAAGCAAAATACATTTAAAGGTTCCCCTTATAAAAAATCAGTTGTTATATGCGAAACAGGTAAACCAGAATATAAATACTTGACTGAAATTGAAATGAAAAACTGGAGTGAAAATAAAGAAAAGTTATTTTCCGACCATTCTCCTGTTATGTATAAAGTTAATAACTCAGGTAATAAACAGTGTGGACCATTGGTTGCTGTTAGTGATACTAGTCTAGGTACAGGTGCTAGTTTAGAAGGAGGGGTTATGGAAGGAGGAGCTTTTCCAGCAGAAATAAATGTAATAACATGGAATGTTGCAGGATACGGTAGTGAGGGACTAGACAAAAGTTCAGGGAAGTCTTTTTATTTCCATAAGTTTACTGGAAATGTTAAAGAAGATATTGACCACTACAAGTCAAGGTTAACTAACAATGCTAAAGCTATTATTGACATGGTAAATAGTGGATATGACTATTTGTTAGTTCAGGAAGGACCTAACTCTTCTTTAGAAAAAAATTTAAATATAGGACAGGATGAACCTTTTAACTATAAAAATCTTTTTACTAGCACTATAACTAGTAATGCAAATTTAGGAGTGATACCTTCTTTAATACAAGATAATGATAAGTACTACAGTGAATTTTATATTGTAGTTAATAAAAAAACAATACAAACCGAAGATATAAACAGTTTGGGATTTTTAATTGTAGGTCAACGAAACTATTTTTCTAACGATGAAGCAGCGATAATTTTTAGGGATTTAATAAGTAGCTTAATTAGCAAAAAAATAGAAAATTATGAAGAAACCTCTATTAAAAAAGACTTTGCTAGGTTATGGTTTTTTGTAAATAGTAAAAATAAACAAATAATAACGTCTGTTCATCTGCAATTAGATGAGAAAAATACTCCAAAAATGTACCAAAGACAGCAGCAGGTGTACATACTATTAAATACGGTTGTTTCTTATTTTAGACAAAGCGCAACTTATAAAGATTTCAATATTGTATTTACTGGTGATTTTAATATTAATATGTTACAACCATTTCCAACCGATGTTTTACCTACTTTTTTAAAATGTGATAGTGTTCCAGGACAACAAACATTTATATACACGAGTAAAAATAATGCACCTTCGTCTTTTGGTGGAGATAACGAGGGAAAATATAACCCAACAAATATAGACTTTGCTTTATTTTATCCAAAACCTACTACTAAAAAGGTAGCATTTTCTAGTGCTACTGCTATTAGTAGTGCTAGCGCTATGGTTTCTTCTTCTGTATCAGTACCAAGTTCAAGCGCTCCATCAGCATCAATGGTTATGGAAAGTAAAACAAAAGTTAATAATATAACATACTACATTGAACAGGAAATATTTAATGCTCTACCTGTTACACCACCTGCAACTAATTTACTAAATGGTAGTGTTTCGGTAGTAAAAACGTATTATAATATGTCATTTGCAAATAGTAACATAATGCCTCCAGGTTCAGCAACACTAATTAATATTGGGGGTAGTCCTTTAAATAATATAGTATATAACCATCCACAAGCAACAACCGCAAAGCCTTCAGGTGTTACTGTTCAGTATATGATACAAGCATCTCCTGGAAAGTCGGGTAGTGGTGCGTTAATATCTAGAGATGTATTATCTAATTCGGTTATGAATTCTCTTATTTTGGCTGCAATAAATAAAGTCGAATATATTATTTTTCCTTTTATAGGAGGAGAAATATTTTATAAAGAGTTGGAGCGTGTAGAAATTAAAGAGGGTCGCACGCATAGTAAAAATAAACATGCAGAGATTTTAGTAAAAGGTGTAACAGACTTTTATAATTTTATTGATACAGCGAAAAGCGGTTTAACTAGTACAATTAAAGAGATATATTTTTCCCCTTGGGGTGAAATAGAAAAAAATGCTCTTATTGATGCTAAACATCGCGCTTCTGGTACGAAAAAAATTCTTGACTCAGTATTAAAGGTATCAAGTGGTACAAAAACGTTGATAGATGAAACAATCGACCTTATACAAAAAGGTACGCACATCAATGCTATTGTAAATGCTGCAAATGTAGAACTTTCATTTGGTTCAGGTATTTCAAGTATGTGTTATGCAGCAATAGGAAAAAATGGGCCCGATAAACAGAAAGAGTTACGTAATATCAGAGACATGTTTATTAGCGCTTTTAAAAAGTATATAAAACAAAAGAACTCTGATTCAGGTACTAGCGGAACGATATCATTATTAAAAAAAATAGATGACTCAGGTATTATGAAGTTAGAAACACCTGGAGGATACGTAATGGCTAGTGGTGATATTTATGATTTTTATAGTATGGATGAAAAAAAGCAGTTCGTTAATAATAAGGTAAAGGACCTTAAATGGAATAACTTTTATAATACTAAAGAGAGTGGTTCTTTTATTAAATATATACCGATGGGAACATTATTATTTTATTATGATATAAAGAAGAAAGACTTTAAAAACAACTACATCAAGTGTTGGTTTTCTTTTAATATTGATGGTAGTATTTTAAGTTCTAAAAGTAGTATTAGTAACATATTTTTACTAAATGCCTTAAATCCTCTTGGAAACGAAGGTAATATTGTTTGGTTAGATTCATCAAAAGTAAAACTTGTTCCATTTAATAATGCTGATAAAGAGTTGGTTACTAAAACAGTAAATTTTATTAAAACGAATAGCGAAGAATCGGATTTACTTTCTAAAAAATTTTTTATAAAATCATCTTTGTCCGCTTATGATAGTGGTAAGTACGAATTAGATGAAATAAGAAAAAATACGTTAATAAAATTAGCCAAAGAAGTATTAGCCAAAGACGTAAGTTACGTGTTTCCCGATATAAAAGATTGGCCGCTTAAAAAGAAAGTGTCATCGTCTTCAACATCTTCATCTACATCTGTACCAGCGCCTGGAACATTATCTTCTTCTTCGGTTTCATCATCAAAAAAGCCATCGGTTAAGGAAATAAATGGTATAAACCGTAGAGCTACCACCAAAGAATTCATTGATGCACAAGACAAAGGTATTAAGGGAGGTGAAAAAATACCAGGAGGGGTTAATGATAGTATAACATACCATGTAACAGGTTCTACATTTGAAGAAGCATTAGCTGAAATTAAAGCCGGTAAAAAAAAATCACACTGGATGTGGTATATTTTTCCATCAGATATACAAGGACAAACCCCTTGTTCAACATTTTTTAAGTTAGGGCCGATTGCTAGTAAGGATGCATTAGGTAGTAAAAAGACAATAACAATAAAAGAATATTTAAATGATAATAAGTTAAGGTTAAACTATATTAGTATAACAGAAGCATTATATGATAAGTTGGACGAAATACTAGATAGGGATGAAGGTAATTTGCCTCAACAAAATTTAAAATATATTATGACAACATCCACAGATAGTAAAAATCGCGTGGACTATTATAAACTGCAAAACTCTATAAAAAATTTTTATTTACCCCTTAAAGCTAAATTAAAATCGTTACCTGGGTATGATAGTGAACAGTTTATTAAAAAAATGAACTATTTAAATGCAGTATTAAATGATATTAAAGACCCTGAATATAAACTGCAAAATGAAGATGAAGTAGAAGACGGTTATTTAGAAACATTTGACGAAGATGCTGGTGATGAAGATGCCGGCGGTGAAGATTATACTGAACCTAAAATACCACCAGGATCACCCGTGTCTATTGGTTCTTCGGAGTCTTCAGAGACATCATCATCATTATCTCCTGGTCCACCTAGTACACCCGCGTCTCCTGCTGCTTCATTGGATACTCCTGCTGATTCACCAGATACTCCTGCTGCTTCATTGGATACTCCTGCTGCTTCACTAGATACTCCCATGTCTCCTGCCTCACCTTCATCTAAGTTACGGTTAAAAACAACATATAAGTCAAGAATTTTATCGTTAGATGATATTTTAAAGATTATGATAAAAAATATAGATAAAAATGTATTTATAATAAATGGTGGTAGTTTTAATCCACCGCATAACGGTCATATTAAAATGTTTAAGACTGCATATGATGCTCTTGTTGAGCGTGAATCTAGTGCTGATGGAGAAAAACCACTAGGATACTATGGTATAATGGTTGTATCTACGAGAAAGTACATTATGAGTAAGGGTAAAGATGAAGGTAAAGGTTTAAAATATAATGAAGTGTTGAGTTCTGAAGACAGAATAAGGTTATGCAAACTTGCATGTGATACGTATGACTGGGGTGAAGATAGTAAGTTTAATTCTAATAATATGCTAATATTGGACATAGCAGATAGTGATCCAAAAGCATTGCTTTTACATAAAATAGTAAAAATACTCGATGCAAATCCTGCATATAAGGATAAAGAGAAAGAGAAAGAGATAATAAAAACTCTACGCTTGTTTTACTTATGTGGTTCTGATTTTTTTATAAAATTATATTCCGATTCAAGTAGGTATAGCATAATTTACGTAGTAAGACAGTCTGAACAAGAAAAAATAAAAAAGAAGCAAAAAGATGTTGAGTCATACAGTAATACAAAATACTTGAAAATAGGAATAGATATTAAAGATTCCGATGTGTATAGTTTATCATCTACTATTGTAAGAGATGAAATTCTTCGCTTAGGTACACCTCTTTTAAGTTACAAACTAAAAAACCTACAGGATGCAGTTATAAAGTCTATTGGTTTACCAGTATACTGTTACCTGAGAGAGTTACAATACTTAATTCCGAAGAAACATTATGGGAAAAAGTGTGACGATATTGATGACGCTTTAAGCGAGGAAATAGAGTCAGTTCATGATTCCGAAATTAGTGCTCATGAAGGTATCGATGAAGATGTTGATACATTTAATGATGAAGAATTGGGTGACTATTTGATTGACTTACATGCAGGTGAACTAGATGATATACCCGAAAATGATAGAAATATATTTATTGATGTAAATACTTTTAGTACATTCGACAGTAAAACGATTAATAATGAAGCTGAGTTTGATAAACATATTGATGATTTAATAAATTGTGAAACTTATAGTAAAAAAGGTATAAATTTAAAAAGAATAAAAGATTTTTTAACTCGTATTTACCAGTCTAGGTTATATTATATTCTTAACGACTTATGTTACTTCAAACTTTTTAAAATAGATTCAAAATATTGTTTTATAGAAAACTTATTTTCAAGTGGTGATACATCTACGAATTTGTTAGAAGGTATAAATTTGTTAAGTAAAGATAAGTTTAATACAATTTATTTGACTGGAGATGGTGCTGAAGCCTTACAACTTATAGGAGATAAAGAAAATTTCTTAGATAAGGTAAAATCATCAGGTTATATAAACTATGAAGGTATTGTTATTGACGAAGAATTAGCAGATGATATATTAGGTTTCTTATACGATAGTGAGAGGTATAGTATCTATTTATACTTAATAAATCCTTCTACACCTAATGAAGCCAAAAGAATATTATTAAGTTTATACTCGACTATAATAGAGGAAAAAAATGATAAGGTTAAATATATCGTTGATAATTTAAATGAGCAGTTAACTTCTACTTTTCAAAAGAGTAAAGAGGACAAAGACTCTCTCATAATTTCCAAAAAGTTAAAAGGGCCAAAGGGGTCGAAGGCACCTAAGGGACCACAGGGTGCAAAAGGTGAAACTGACTTATTAAAAGAAGTTAAGTTTGTTAAACAGAGGTCTAATGGGGATGGTAACTGTTTTTATAATTCGATAGGAATATTATCTTCAGACTACTTGAAATCTAAAGCTACATTTGACGATTATAACAGTAAAAGAATAAGAGAAAAATATAAAATACAGTTTAAAGAACAGAGTAGGGTTAGAAAAGCTCTTTCAGATTTTATGATAAGAATTTATAATATAATAAAAGGTATCGATAAGGGAAGTAAAATATATCTGAATTCACCAGTTATAAAGTATATAGTAAGAAATGGTACAAATAATTTTAAATATGTCAGAACTATACGTAGTCCTGTTGGTCGTAAGTACTATGGGAGCGACGAGGAAATATATTTTGCATCTTTGTTATACAGACAACCAATAGTTACGGTAATAGGAGTATCTGATGTTACAGTATTTAATATATTTTATTGGGATCGTTATGATATAGGTGGTGTCGACTTTAATGACTATATAAGTCAGCCTGAATCAGCAATAAATATGGAATCAGTGTTAAAATTTATAGATGATTCTAATCAACAGCTTTCATGCAATGTTGATGATATTTCTGCCTTTATGCTTTATTATCCTAATTCATATTTTTTGGTAGGAGGAAGAGGACACTGGTCATACGCTGTTAATAATGCTAAATTAATTAAGGATGGTTCAACCAGTGATGATGATAGTGCTGCTAGTTTTAGTACAGCAAGTTCCGCTGATTTAGGAACTCCCGATAGTGTAGGTGGTAATAATAAATATAATATTCGACTTACTAAAAAGGTTAAAAACAAATATTATCAAAAGTCATCCGCCAAAAAAGGTACTAAAAAACGTAAAATGACTAAAAAACATATAAAAAAAAAAGAATATAAAAAAGGTAACAAAAAGACCATAAAACATATGTAATAAAACATATGTAATAAAACACAAATATTTGTGCGTAACAGCGTGATTTATTATTAGAAAATACTAATAATAAATAGTAAATAGTAACTTGTATATCAGTAACTTGTATATCAGTAACTTGTATATCAGTAACGCATGAGTAAAGCGACTTTTAAATTAAAAAAAATTTGTTTTCTAGGAATGTATAAGTAAAGTAAGAAATGAATGAAGCACACAAAGAGTAAGGCAATGATTCGTATGTTTGATTAGATATTGTTTGAACTAGTAGCGCAGATGATATCGGAGCACCTAAAAATGGACTTAAGAATGCAGTCATACCTAAGTACATGAGATTTTGTTCAATAATTGGTGTGTATTTATGTAGTATTGAACCGAATCCACACCCAAACGTCAGGAAAGGAATCAGAAGATCGCCTGTTAACCCCGAACCGATAGAGATAATACAGTTTATTATTCTACCAATAGTCATATTAAAATCAAGTTTATTTATTGTAGTAAATTTTCCTTCCTTTTCTAATTTTTTCAATTTTTCAAGTTCATCATAATTTTTTTCACTTTCTAGTTTTTTTATTTTTTGTTGATTAAATACAGCTTGAAATGATTCATTCAATCCGTTATGACCTTCGCTTAATGTGAGAAATCCTATTGTTTTAATAATAAAAGCAAGAATGAAACCAAATATTATAACATATAAGTTATTAAATTTTGATCTTATAACATAGTTAAATATAACTACCATAGTCTTAAGAATTATGAATGATATTATTCCGATTAATAATGAAAATAAAGCAACATATCCAATATTTTTAATATCGAATGAAAGTTTATCTATTTTTATCAGAACTTCTTTTTCACCTACTAAGTAGTAAATAAACGGAATTGCGCATACTATTACACCAAATATTGAAAGGAGGTTTATATTTTTATTAATTACCATGGTTTCAAGTGTAAAAAATAATGTAGATATCATTGAACCAAATACTAAAATAAGACCTATTGCATACCCTAAATTAATTAATGTTCCAGTATACACATTTTTTAACCCCATAATGTCTTTAAATTTGAAATAAAAATACATAATTAAACATATAGAAAAGTAAATAACTACACCTTCATCACCTAAGGCTGTCGCCGATGAAGTACTTAGTAGAGAAAATATATAAATTGCTATAACTGATATGAATCCCGTAAAATAATCTGTTTTATAGTATGCATGCTCGTGATCATTTACACTATTTTTCATTTTTTTAATATATAATTCAAAGAAACCATCAGCATGTCCAAATAGTATCGCTTTTGAGGCAATAAAAAATAAGAGTGGAACATATATATAAATATATTCAGGGTGTGCAGTTAAATTTTTTTTAGTACTTTTTTGAATAGTGTTGTATGTTTCAATATAATATTTATTAATATAAATGATAATATAAATAACTACAATGAAAAAAATAATAGTTTTAATTATATTAACGTTCATAACAGTAGTTATATTTTTATATATAATGATACAATAATATAATATAATATTATATAATATAATATAATATAATATTATTAGCAATGCTTACATAGACTACAATAAATCATCTATTTCATTACCAAAAATGTCTTTGAATGCTATCATCATTTGTTCAATATATGATGAATTTGTTGCTAGAGAGTTACATACATTCTCTGAAATTGCGATTGCTAGCTCAACCCTACAAAAAAATTTTGAAAACTGTAAATTCTGTGTTTTTAATATTTTATTTATCTCATATATTTCTTCGCCGCCAAAAAACTTTGTATCATTACTTAATACATCATTGCATATCGTAGAAATTTGATTAATTAGTATATTTCTATGTCCTTCAGAAATAGTAGGTTTGGAGTTATCTATTTTTTCAGATAGACTTTCGGTAATAAATTTTGATAAGTCTATATGATTTTTACTAACAAGAATTTTAAAAAATGTGAAAAATACGTCTTGTTCTTCTCTTGTCATTGTTCCTATAATTCCAAAGTCTATTATACCAATTTTTAATACAGTTTGTACTATTCCATTATCATTGTCATCTTTACATATAATATTTTCTTTCATAAAAATAACATTACCTGAGTGTAAATCTGCATGATATATTGCGTCATAAAAAACGCATTTTAAGTTAAACCGTGATAGTATTTTTGAATATTCATGTTTATCTTCGTGTAAAATATTTTCTATTCGAGTACCTTCTAATTTGCTCATTACAATAGCACATGGGTTTTCATCAGTAAAGTAAGAATATACGTTTGGTATACAAATATTTTGTACATCTTTGAATTTTTCATAAAATATGTTAATATTTTTTACTTCATTTAAAAAGTTTAATTGGTTTGTCATTATTTCGCGATTTTCTTCAAATAGGTCATTTATATTTAAGTCGCGTAGGTATGGTATTTTTTTAGATATATTTACTAGCAACTCTAATTCTTTTATTGACTTATTAAACTTTTCTACAATATTAGTACGACGATATTTAATAATAACATTTTTTCCGTTTAACTTTCCATTATATACTAGCGCAATATTACCAGACTTAATTGGAATTTCACTTTCAATTAAAAGTTCATCGCCATTTTTTCTGGCGATATTTATAAGGTCATATAATCCATTATAGTCGACTTCATTTGCATCGTACTTGACACTATCGGTATATGCAATAAAGTGGTGAAATAAATCTTTATCAACTAAGTTATTATTATTTGCAAAAGCTTGGAATATTTTCGTAAAAAATATATTTTTCTCTGACATTTTTGAAGCTATATTTTTTACCATATTGTTATAATCTACGGGTGTTTTTTTTGATAGTTTGTATATCAAGTAATGTCTTGTATATATACTAAAACAGCATGTTATAAACCACGACTTAGATACACCTGATACTAAGTATAGTGGAACAGTTTTAAAAACATAACTAAAAATATTTGATATTTTATTTGAAATACTAATTTTTTTAGTTGCGTCTTCGTGTTCACCTTCATCAGGAGTAGTCGTATAGTTATCAACCTTTACATCTTCTAACTGTTCAGAATCTTCTGTATATTCGGGATAAATAGATTGTTTTATTCTTTGATACATAATAATATGTTATAATAGTATTATGTATTGTAATCTTTATATATTTATAATTATTATACCATTTCTATGAAATTTTTTAAACTTAAAAACATTTTTTTCATAGTAAGACCTAAAATATTTTCCATGTATATTGGTAGTGAGTGAAATAGTTCAAATTTGAACATGTAGCATACGTTTATTTTCGAATCTGACTCAAAATTTATAACCATAGTAGATATAGTATTTTTAATCCTTTCATATTTACTTAACTCGCTCATATTAGGATAGTCAATATCAAAGCTTGTATATATATGTTTTTCATTTTTAATATCTGCTACAGTTTTTATGTACATATACTTTGGTTTAATACCTAAATCTTTTCCAAAAGGTTTAAACAAAAAAAGAACTTCTACTTCATTTGATGAAATCCATTTTTTTATTTCTATTTTTTCAAAGTTATCTTTATTTAAATTATAAAGTAGAGTATACATATTAATGTTTATGATATCGTGTAAATTTTTATTTTTATTCTCTAAGTTAAACTGTAATAAAAATATATTACAAGATTTTTCTCTTTTTAAAAAAACACGTTCTTTAATACAAACTGTTTTAAAATCATAGTTATTTATATCATCTGTCATTGGATTATTATTAGATTTTTGCTGAATAGTTTCTATTAGTAATATATTATTATCATTGCTAGCCATATTTATTTATTTATTATTAGTGTTATTTTATCTAAATAATATTATAAATTATTTATAACTCATTTACGATATAAATTATATAAATTCTATATTTTTATAAAATATATAATATTTTTATATACTATAGTGTTAACATAAAGTAAAAGTAAAAGTAAAATGTCTAAAAACAACAACAGCATTATATCTTACATTTTATTAACTGCTCCAGTCATCTTAGGGTTAGGTTCAGGATACTTTGTATCTCGTAAAAGAATTCCAAAAGTAAAATCTTACTTAAATCCTCCTTCATGGTTATTTGGTGTTGTATGGCCAATATTATATTTATTGCTAGGGTATTCTTCTTATCTTATATGGAATAGTAGCAATATTAATATGAGTACTAAGCAATTTTATTTGTTTTTATATGCTATTCAGGTTCTATTAGTGATGGCTTGGTGGCCCTATTTTATCTATTACCCTGATAAACTTTTTGCTACGGTAACCCTAATACTTTTAGCCATTTTCGCGCTAGTTATTACAATACTATTTTTCCCTATTAATAATGTTGCAGGGTACAGTTTTATACCATATGTTATATGGTTATCATTTGCATCTTTTCTAACATCACAGACATAGCAGATGTAATTCGTATTTTATATGTTATTATATATAATATTGAGTTATTATATATAACTCGTTTTACTATATGCTTAACTATATATCAAAATTTAATGACTTATCCAATACAAAAGGTTATAGAATATTATTTTTTTTAATTGGTGGGGTTGTATTTACATTATCTTATATAGTTCAAATAGTTAATGATAAATCGTGTAATTCTTTACTAGGAGAAATAATTCGTTCTTTGCACCATTTATGTATATATTTTATATTTTATGGATTTTTAGCACCTATTTATATTTTATGGGTTATGTTAATTATACTAATTGTTTCTATATTTTCATGGACATCTACAAGTAATACATGTTTTTTAACAACCGTTGAAAATAACTTATGTAAAAATAAAATAAAAAAATTTTACGATTTATCGTATCATTTATCCAGAAATATTGATAATTTTATGGTATATAATCGTATAAAAATTTATTCTACTGTTTGTATAATCGTATTATTACGACTGTATGATTACTATGTAATTAATAAAAATAAAAATAAAAAAATAAAAGTACAAATACATGGTCATCGTGGATCGCGCGGTGATTTTCCCGAAAATACACTTTATGCTTTTAAACATGCAATAGAAAACAATATCGATTTTATAGAATTAGACCTTCAAATTACAAAAGATGATGAAATCATAATTTACCATGACAAAAATATAAATACAAAAATTTGTAACGGCGTTAGTAAACCTATAAAATCACTATTGTTAAAAGAAATAAAAGAATATGACTGTGGTTCTAAAAAAAATATAAAATTCCCAAGTCAACAAACTATCCCAGGTGAGAAAATTCCTACGTTTATAGAGTTGATTAATCTACTTCAAACAGACTACAAACATAAAAAAATATTGATGAATATTGAAATAAAAACTGAAAAGTCTCTAGATGCCGATAATGAAGTATATCATTTTTCCAGTACCCTAGTAAAATTACTTTATAAATATAATATAACAAATGATGTTATCATACAATCTTTTGACATAAGAGCATTAAAATATATTAAAGAAATCGATTCAACCATAAAAACATCATACTTAATCGAAGACGAGCTACCAAATATCGATACCTTGATCAATACTTCAAAAAATTTAGGTGTTAAAATAATATCCCCCGATTATAAATTAATAGATAAAAAAATTGTTAAAAAATTACATGAAAATGGTTTTGAAGTTTTACCATGGACAATAAATGATATAATAGCATTAAAACAAAATATTGAATATGGGGTTGACGGTATTATAACCGATTATCCCGTTCAGTTTAGGAATTATCAATAAACATTTTTTCAATATTTTTAACAAGGTTCACTTTATTTAATACCATTTCTTGGTCTATTTTGTATTCATTTATATACTTATTCGGGTTTCTTAATACAGTATGAATAATAATAACATCTCTGTTAATATTTCCAGTAAGTCGAATTGTATGTTTGGGAAAATATTCATCAACCTTTTTACAGCCCCAATATATTGGAACCGTGTTATTTATAAAAGGGTTTATTATTTTTTCAGTAAAGTAGTGGTCGTGGCTTGTATTCTCAATTGCAATCGTAAATAAATAATCCTTACACATTTCTTCCATAGATTTAAAACCACCCATGATATTTTTACTATTAGGGAATTCAAGTTTATAATTATCCGCACCATTACCCCATATATCTATCGGCAATCTATATTTTAAAATATGACGAACAATTGCATGACGATATTGGTGACCAGGTGTATATGTTTTATGTGAAACCATAATTGACATTAGTTTTGATTTTTTTGGCGTAAAAGGCAAAGCTTTCGGGGTTTCATAAAATAAAAAACCATGGTATCCTACAAATGTGGGTGTTGGAAATTTATCAACTGAACCAATAAAATACTTTCCTATATTTTTAATAGCATACTCTATAAAATTATTTTGATAGATTTTTAAAAACGGTGTATCGTGTGGTTCTTGAGCAAATCCTATAACATTTCTAGTAGATACTTGTAAGTTTGGCGGCGTAGGACAGTTCAATATAATCGCATGCGTATATGTTTCGCTTGTCGTGAAATATATTTTCTTAGTTTTGCCGTAGTACTCTATATTTTGAACAAGGCACGACCTTTCATACTCCTGTTTGCAGTGACCTGATACACAATAATCACTAAAAAATTTAACTCTTATATAGTTAGAAGTATAGTAGTTTAATACTCTTTTGAATTCTACCGTATTATAGTGTTCTTTATAGTGTGCAAAAGTAGAACTATCGTTATGCTTTACGGTTATATTGCTAATATTATATAAGAAACACTGTTGAATTGCTAACTGAACCCATAATACATTGAATATCGCATTAATTTCCAAAGCCAAGTCTTCACTTATTACTTCTAAATAGTTCAAAATATTTTTTTTAATAACTACACTAGAGTTGACAAAAGGATTTACTTTAAGTATATTAAACTTGTATAGTTCTCCTTCAGGAATACCTGACTTTTCATTCTGATATATACTTTCGCTCCCCAATACATCTATTCTAGGATACTTTAAAAGCGTGTCTACAGTCAATTCTAATTTGTTAGTAAACCATACGTCATTAATATATAAAACAGCAATATAGTTATATTTACATTCATTTGATGCTACTTTTATCATAGCTTTTGATGGTGTATTTATTTGATTTTCAAAATACTTTATAATATCTATTCTTTCGTCGATATCTTTATAATTTTGTATAAAGCATGCATCATTTTCGTTTATATTGTACAATACAATTTTTAATTCCCATTCTTTATAGGTTTGATTTATAACAGAAGTAATCGAGTCATCAAATGCTTTATCTGTACTATGATTGTTTTTATTATCGACTAAAGCTATAATAGATATCATTTATATAAATATTAGTGTAATATAATGTTTATATAAAAATCTTTCTTTAATTATTTTAATATTTACATAATTATTTTTAGTAACTTGAGCAACTTGGGCAACTTGGGCAACTTACGTAACTTGATTTTCCAGGCACGTAATTTTATTTGCGAAAGGCGGAGATTGCTGGAGCGAGACTATTAATGACTTTGATTGCATCTTTCGCAGGTTGAACAAGGTGTGGTCTAATCTGCGAATATGAGGGAATACGGAGACACTTCGCTTCAGGAGCATTGCTAGAAAAATTTGTGGAATCCATCTTATAATATAAATAAATATTTTATTTATATTAATTTAACATTAATTTAATATTAATTTAACATTAATTTAATTATTATTAAAAATCTTTGCTTTAATTAGTTTAATATTTACCTAATTATTTTTTAAGAACTTGAGCAATTTGCTTTCCTGCTTGTACTGCGACGTTAACAGGAACAAGAGCCGGAACAAACTGTGATGCAACAGGAAGAACTTTACCAGCAACACCAATGACCTTGCCTATAGTCTTACCAAGTCTAAGTTTTTCTTCGGGACTAGAATCGCCAAAGCTTAAAGAGTCTACAGAGACTGACATTTAGATTTATAATATAATACTATATTTTATTTATATTAATATAGTGCTAAATATCATATTATAAGAATTGTACTATGTGGTTGAAATGATTTTTATTAACTAATATAGTTAGATATCTAAACTTATAGTGTTGCGTTCAGACTTAGGTTTGCGTTTTGTCTTATTCGGCATATTCTCATTTTGCAAGTCTTTCAACTCTGAGATACTAATTGTACTTCCTTTATCCTCAGAAGCTTGGTTTGCGCTTGCACTTGCACCACCAGTAGATGCCTGTGTGATATTTACATTCTTAGTCTTTAGTCCTGATAAAATGTTATTAATATCTGATGGTCCTCTCATTTCAGGTCGCGGATTTTGAGGAAGAGGTGGAGGGGCACCGCGCACTGGTTTTGACTCATAAGGATTTATATAATTTTCAGACAGATTTACACCATCATTCATATTACCTCTCCCAAAATTTAAATCAGGACGGTTTGAAATATCACCTTCTCTTCTAGGAGGAGGAATCGAATTAGGACCTTTGGTTGCTACAGGCGGAGGAGGAGGTCTCTGGTTATTAAAGTTGCTGGGCGGTTGCTGCTGTCCTCCACCCATACCACCCATAATATCTCCCATAAAATTACCAAAATTCGGTGAAGACTGTGACATGGTATTTACAGCAGCACTTGTAAACTGTTTCATCAGTTCAGGGTTTTGTCTCATAATGTCATCCATACCAGGCATAGCAGACTTAAACATAGTATTTGTCATATGAAGCATAATCGCGCTTCCTCCAAGTTGAAAAAGCAACTTCAATTCGGGCGCCATCTTTGCTTTTGACTTGTACTTCTCATGTAGCTCCGCAAAAATATCATCGTAGTCATCCACGTTTTCATTGATTTGTTCCGACCAACCATCCAGCTTCAAATCAAATGGGTCGAATTTGTTATTTAAAAACTCTATACCTGTAATCGCCGTCATAAGCAACTTTTGTTGAAATTTAATACTGTTTTTCTTTTCTCTTTCTTCTACATGTGTTTCATATTCCCCCTTCATTTCAAGAAGAGAAGATTCCATAGTATATTTTTTCGTAAGACGAATCCCCTTTGTCTCTAGTTCTTCTAGTTTCTGAAGAATTTTAAATTTCTCGCGAAGTAATTCTTCTTTTGACATTTGCGGCGTCGCATCTAGAGGAGCATCGGGATTCATAGGTACATTACTAAATTTACCAAATCCATCCCATGTTTTTTTATCAGGGTCAGTATTTGCCGTTGATGCACCAATACCACTTGTATTACTTCCACCAATAGGTGGTCCACTTATTCCCCCGAGATTATGCTTAGATTCCGAATACCCACCATCACTATGGTCATCGTTATTATCATAGTTGTTTAATTTTATATTTGGGCTACTAAAAAAATCAGACTTAAAATTTTTAGTTACTTTATTAGGATTTATAGAGTCGGATAGTTCGTTTAACTCATCCTCTAGTTCATTCAAATCGTCTAAGTCAATATTTCCATCTCCTCCACTATTTTTGTTACCGGATTTTAACTTGTCGTTCATTAAAAGCTCTAAACCTCCACCAAAGTTTACGCTTTTTGAATTACTTCTACCCCCACCTCCACTTTTATTCCCTCCCATAAAACTATTATCAAATTCTGATAAGTTTCCAAGATCAATGATTTCGTCAGCCATATTATTTATAATTTAGAACTTTAATTTTAAGTTTGTGCGCATTATAAATATTTATAATTAAATGTTTATAATTAAATAATCGTAATTAAATGTTTATAATTAAATATCTATAGTTAAATGAATGAAATATATTATAATTCAATGTCTATCATCTTTTTTAGTGTAAGATAGTATATTCCTTGCAAAAAACAGTCAGCTAAGTCATCTTTTTTTTTATTTTTCTCTAAACATCCTCTATATTTTTCAAACTGAGGTAACTTTTCTAACAAGTCCTTTGTTACTTCTACACTTTCTATTTTCCGTTCAGTATATGTCGTTTTCTTTTTAGTCATAAACATTTTTAATTTATTTGCTGCAGAAATAAATTCTATACATGGTGTTCCTCTCATTATAAAATATTGTGCTATCATACCTTGAAGCGTCTTCATTCTGCTTGCGATTGTACTAATCTGATTTTCTATAATTACAATATCTATTTTATATTTTTCCAGCCCTCCCATTTTTCCTAAATCTCTCGAGTCTGTTGCATCTCTTACATTTTCAGGCGTAGATATAGATGTAGATATAGATGTAGATGTATAAGGAGATATAAACTTATCTAACTCTGTCATCATATTTCTACCAAGTGTTAGCAAATCAATCTGGTCAGCACGTATGTTTTCTATATTTTCTAAATAGTTATTATCTAGTTCATTTTGTATCATATCTATCAGTTGCTCTTTGTTATTTTTTTGTCTCTTTGTAATAACTATGAGTTCTTGAGGGTCGTTATATGTTTGAGACGTTTGAGCCTCGTGAGATTTATCAAAAATACTTACTATATTATACTTTTCAATAATGCTCTTAATATCCACTAATTTTTTACTTTTTACTTTTTTAATATCAAGTTCACTAGGTGGTATTTTAAATTTACACTTTCTTGCATGTTTACTACAATAATAATCAATTATTACTGATTCCTCATTTTCATTTTCATCGCTTGACGTCTGGTCATCATTCTTAAACGTTTTACAATACTTTGCAACCTCAATACATCCTTGCAAACCCCCGTTGGTACATTTTTGAACTATAGGAGTACACAAGTTTATCACTTCCCATCGTATTACTTTATAATCTGTTAAACTATTATCACTACTATTACTACTATTACTACTATTACAATCACCAATTTGAAATAAACAATATGCAAGATTTTTCATACCTACATCGAAACTAATAACTGTTTTCATTCCATATATATATATATGTAATTACAAGAAATATAGTTTTATATTTATTTTTTTATTCTAACATTATTATAATAACTAATAATAACTAGTTATCTTAAATGATAAAAAATACATATTTTAAAATAGCATGTGCGCTTATAATATTGTTTATGGTATGTTGTTTTATAGAAAAAAAGGTGAACAAATACTCGTATGAAAAAGGCAAAGCAATTAACAAAGTAAAAATTCCAGATATTATACAGGAAAGTATACCAATAGTTCGAAATTTAGACGTAGTAAGTGACTTATTCATTTCATTTTTTATGTTTATTTTTGTAGTTATTTTTATTATAAATGGTAAATACCAGTATATTATTTTTTATTTTTTCGTATTTCTACTTATGCGTTTAATTACATTTATTTACTTTGTCTCTACTACTTTACCCGATAGCAGTAAGACGTGTACATATGGGTCAGACATTTTTAAAACCGTATTAAATATGGGTTCATGTAATAATCTAGGAATTAGTGGACATTTTATAAATATTGTATTTCAGTTGGGACTTATTTACAGATGCTATGGGTCAGCATATTGGTTATTATATATTACTGTTTATATTCTAGGGTTTATGTTAATATGTGCTTCTAGAAATCACTACACGATAGACTGTATTACGTCGACATTTGTTGGGCTGTTTTTTATTTATGAAATTGATAATATACAAAAAGGGCTTAACTATATAGTGGGTAAAAAATATTTTAACTTATAAAAGTAAAACATTATTCGCATTTACTTCGACTTCGGAAAAGCATCAACTAAATACTGATACTGTGTAAGTGCAGGAGCCATCATACGACTTTGTAATTCGTATCTAGAAAGGTAGACATTTTTAAGATCACTCGTTTCGTAGCCAAATGGTTGACTACTATCAAGTGCAGACGAGAAAACATATGGTGTAGTTGACTGTACTACAGGATTTTGAGGTCCCGTATACATAGTAGGAGACGCTCCACAGTTGTTGCAGGATGTTATAGAGTTTGCTTCCATAATTTTAACAGCGTTCTTTTGTAAGTATGTTCTGTAGTCCCAGTTTGAAGTTATATTGTTATTTTCGCGTATTTGTTCATTCACGGCGGCACCTGGCTGCCATGTTGTGTAATTGCGACCATCCATCATAATGGGGGGAAAATTAAAGTGAATATTATTTGAACCGGCGTAACAAGTAGCCCAAGACATTTACTATATGATTGTATAATATATACTAAAACTAGATAAAAATAATATTAACGTTATAATTCATATTAATATTATTAATTTTATATATATTTATTCTTCTAGTTAGGATAAGTGTTTAATGAGGTCCTTCTTTGTTAACTTGTTAATAGAAGCTTCGCTCACATGTGAACCTTCGCTCGACAACTTGTTTCTAAGAAGTTGTCTAAGAGACTGTACATTCATTGAATTATAATCAGAATGTGTTTCAGAATCCTTAGTTTTAAAAACCGCTTTTACAGAAATATTATCTAAAGAGTTATCGTTACCTGTTAAAATAACTTCTGAGATATTATCTGTTTCTAAATTCATTATTTGACTATTAACATCATTTATAGCAACATTTCCCTTAATCTCACGAACCTCATGGTTCTCATCTTCTTGACTAGGCTCATGAGGTCCATCAATGTCTGATGCAATGGACTCGCTATCGCTATCTTCCTCATCTTCTACATCTTCATCTTCATCGTCATCTTCTCCGTCTTCGCCATTATATTGTTTACCGCTATTCTTGGGGTACAAAGGATGAGTTAACTCAATTACTTTTACATCAGGACCATCTAAATGTTCTACTACATGTGATTCATTATTCCCTGTAAATAAGATTTTTCTTGTAGTATTATCACTAACTTGCTCTTCTTCAACATGTTCATGCTCACGTTCACTCTCACTCTCGCTACCACTATCGCTCTCGCTACCACTATCGCTCTCGCTACCACTATCGCTATCGCTATCGCTACCACCATCACTCTCGCTCTCGCTACCACTATCGTCGTCAGAAACATCAATCAGCTCATTATTTGAATTCACCTGACGAAACCGTTTGGTATCATTGGTAATAGCGTCTGATATTATTTCTTCTTGGCTTTTACCACGAGCCATATTCATCATATTTTCACTATTACTATTCATAGCCATTATTACACTTTGCAACACTTTTGCTTGTTCGCGCTGAGTAAGTTCTAAAACACGGTATTTATATTTTACATAGTAGTATAAACCAATACCAATCAATAATGAAATTAATATACTGAAAATAGTTTGCGAATTAAATAAGGACATCTTTTATTTTTATACATAAATAAAAATAAAATATTTAACGCTTAATCTTATTTTATTATTTTTTACTGTTTCATTATTTTGTTATTTGTTTATTTGTTTATTTTAGACATCCTTTCCTTAATTACATGGACCCAAGAATTTTTTTAGTATTTTTAATAATTTCTTCTGGATATTCTAAATCATATAAAACTTTTATACCTCCCTTAATTGTTGATATTCCCTTTTTAAATTTATACAAGTATTCTACATTATGATCTTTCAACATATTTACACTCATATGGTAATTCTTAACTCTATTATTTGATTTCAAATTCTTGCATAACTCAATATAATGTGTAGTTAGCATTAAATCTACATTTTTCTTACTAGATAAGTAATGTATGTATCCATAGGCACTTGCAACTGCTTCATATGGATTTGTACCAGAGTATAATTCATCAAATATGCAAAAATGAGTTTTGTCATGATTTTTCTCTAAACAGTCTAGAATTTCTTTACATCTTCTAGATTCTGCTTGAAATAAACTATCCCGACCAGAAGTATCAGGAATATTCAAATAGCAATGTAAGTAGTCATATGGCTTAATTTCAGCTTTCTCATAAAAGCCATAACCTATCTGTTGAGATAATATAATATTCATCAATGTTGACTTAATAACTGTAGTTTTACCCGCTGCATTGGGTCCTGTAATTATAATTTTCTTATCTATTGTTACATTATTTTTCACAGGACTTTCGTGTGGAGGATAGTATAGATTTTTAAATGTTGTAACATTTTTAGGTTTTGTATTACTTTGTGAACATTCAGTATCTTTTGACTTTGTAGATACCATTGATGTAGTTGACTTTTCGGATTTGTTCGATTTGTTCGATTTGTTCGATTTGTTGGACTTGTCCTTTTTATGTCTTTTGACATCTTTAACTTCTTCTTCTTCTTTAGTATCTTTCTTTTCTTCTTGTACTTCTTGTACCTCTTCTTCCTCGATGCTTCTGTCAATAAAAGAACACATATTTATTCTACCATTATCAATTATGCATTTTAAGTGGTCTACATGTTCATAAAATCCATTGAATCCAAAACTATAGTCTACACATTTCTTAATGTCATTATCCACGAATATCTCATAATTTAGTTTCATAATTTTACCAATATCAAGCATCTTACCAAATGATAGACTGAAAGGCTTAATTTTATCAAATACTTTACAGAGTTTTTCTAGTTTATCTTTATTAGCATTAAGGTCCTCTGCAAAGTTTCTATATGTTTCCAATGAAGACGAAATACTTATAATGTGTGTCATATTTCGAATAGTATATCTAAAATAGTCGCGAAGAATAAAAATATTTTTGTGAATTAAAATCATATTTTTGTAGAATTGATAGCATGATATTACATTTTGATACACCTGAATAACGTAAAATACAAATGACATCAAAACGTATATTCTCTTATCCCAGGGCATACTTGAAAAGTCTAGTAAAGAAAACATTTTACCAATGGGGTGTGTAGCAAATATTCTCTTAAGTGTTGCTATATATCCCGCGATAGTAATATCTACTTTTTGAAATTTAAGAAGAAAGAATGGTATAACTAATAATATAAGTGGCGAAAGAAGAGAAATCACAGGAGAAGTAAGATTATAAAGACTAAGTATTTGTAAAAATCCTGGTGACTTATTAAGTCTATCTAAAATAGGAATTTCAATATAGTTGAAGCGTTGCTTGAAATTTTTATCCCCTGCAATATCAATCCATAACTTATCTATTTTTTCAAAAATATCATGAGGGTCTACATCTATTTCATTATCGCCCGTGGTAATTTTTATAGACTTCTTTAAGTCGCCATCATATTGGTTAACATAAGCCTTATAAAACACCTGCGAATCCTTTAAAAAGTTTACGTCTGTCGTATAATATTTACTCCATTCATTTAAAAACATTTTGCTAAATATTGATTCGGGTTTAAAAATATGGCTATACATTGAACTTCCATCGGGGTCTTTTGATTCTATTAATTCTAAATCATTTATTATATTCTCGTTAATTTCTTCTTTGTTCTCTAAATATGATATAGGAAACTTAAATGATGATGTTGCTTTTACCTTTGATGCATCTTTTGTTTTACCACTATTAGTAGTATTGCTACCGCTACCACTACCACTATCGCATGTATTAGTATTACAAATATTTCCATTCAAAGCTTCTAGCTTCTTTATCTGTTCATTTTTCAGTTCTGTTAAATATTTTTCAAGGTCAAACATATTTATATCTTAAAATATAATTAATAAAATAAATATACGAATTTATTTTATTATTGTATTAACAGTACTACTTTAACTATCTACTATTCTTTACATCAATCAATCGTAATATTTGAAGGCAACTCCTCCACAATAGTCTGATAATGTCTCTCAATATCTTTCATAGTCTTAATATCCCACCTAGTAACAAAGTTAATAGCTGTACCTTTCCTACCCCATCGGCCAGACCTCCCAATACGATGCAAGTAGTTAAATATACACTTCGGCAAATCAAAATTCAAAACTGTTCTCACTTGTTGTACATCTATACCACGCGACGTCACATTTGAAGAAATTAAAACACGGTGTTTACCAGCCTTAAAATCCGTGTAAGCTTCATCTCGTTTAGACTTATCCATATTACTATGAATACAACATACCGGAAATCCATCATTAATCATTGCATCTGTCAAGTCCATTACTCTTTTAATACTGTTACAATAAATAATACACTGTGACATTGAAATAATATTAAAAATATCCTTTAGTGTTGCATATTTCTGATTATCATCATTAAGAGCAACATAATACTGTTTGATACCTTCAAGGGTAAGCATTTCAGACTTCACCAAAATACGTACAGGATTACGCATAAACTTATCAGTAAGAGACTGTAACTCATTCGGCATCGTTGCACTAAATAAACCAACCTGAATATCAGCACTCAAATACTGAAAAATATTATAGATCTGGTCTTTAAACCCAACCGAAAGCATCTCATCTGCCTCATCTAACACGAGCAAATTAATATCTTTAGAAACAATGTGATTTCTACGCATCATATCATATACACGCCCCGGGCACCCTACAACTATATGAGGCATAATGGTCTTTAGCTGATGAGCATCCTCGTCTGTTGAAGTTCCTCCGATAAGAAGATGAAAACGGATGTTTTTAATCATCGATCCGATTGACGTAATTACATCATAAATCTGTTTTGCAAGTTCGCGCGTTGGCGCCAAAATCATTGCCTGGGTTTTATTTACTTCAGTGTTTACCTTATGCAATACACCTATAGTAAAAACACCCGTCTTACCTGTTCCAGATTGAGCCTGTGCAATAATATCTTTTTTATCAAAAATAGTGAAAAGAGCTTTTCTTTGAATCAAACTAGGCATATCAAACCCATAAGCATAAATTCCTCGCATAAGCTCTTCGCTTATAACACCTTCCAAATCTTCCCACTTATCAAACTCTTTTGGAGTATAACTACTATCCTCTTGATTAGGTATATTTGTCTCGCCATCAACCACATTATCACTCTCCGTCTTTGGAATAACCTCATTCCTATTTATATTCAAACCACTGTTTTGGTTTTGGTTTTCATTCAAACCCCCTCCATTGTCATTTCTTAAATTGTTTCTGTTAGGGCGACGATTGTCGTACCTGTTACCACTACCATTATCATGATTACCCATAAATGAAGACCCAGACCCAGGGCCTACGCCTGTACCCGCACCTTTATTCGAGTCATCATTTCTATACTTGTTTGTATTATTACCACTATTATTATTACTATTATTATATCTATTATTACGATTCATTGGGGGATATTTTCCTGACATTCTATATTATATATTCTTATACATTTAAGTATTTATCAAATAAATATTTTATGTATTTATTACAACATCTCTTATTTAAGTAAACACTTTATGTGTATGTCTATGTGTATATGTGTATGTGTATGTGTATGTGTATATATGTATATGATTATTTTGTAAAATATTATACAAATTAATATTATAATAAAATAGATATAAACAATTGTTAATATATAATATTAGGATTTTATGGCTACTACTTCTCCGGTGAAAATTACAAAACAGTATAGTATTTTAGATTATGAAGATATTACAAATGCAGGATTTTTATGTAATTTGTCTCAAGAAACGTTAGATATAATATCTAAACTTTCTGAACAAGTGGGGGCTCCCACGTATATAAAAACTCCTATATTTTTAAAGAAGGAACACCGATCTACAAATGTTGTCGGTGGTGGTATTGGTAGCGGTGGTGGTATTGGTAGCGGTGGTGGTGGCGGCGGTGGAAGTTTTAAGAAAAATAAAAATAAACCATCTGAAATAACCGACGATGATTGGGAAGTAATACGTGCTTTTCAAACGACTCAAAAACATGTTAGTGAAGGTATTCAAAAGAATGTCGAAAATATTAGAGGTTATTTGAATAAGATTACAGATGCTAACGAGGATGCAATGACGAAAGATATTAAGGCAGAAATTTTGCAACTAATTGAACATGATACATCTCATGAAAATATGATGAAGATTGGGTACTCCATTTTTAATATTGCTAGTTCAAATAGTTTTTACTCAGCACTGTATGCTAGATTATTTAAGTCTTTGATGACCGACTTTGATATATTTAAAAAGATTTTTGAGGATAATTTTAAGGAGTTTATGAATTTATTTGAGTCGATTGAGTTTGTTGATCCTAAGAAAAATTATGACAAATTTTGCGAGTACACTAAAACAAACGATAAACGCAGAGCTATGAGTTTATTTGTTGTTAACTTGATGATAAACCATATTATTGGTGGGGATGAAATTATTGAAATTATAAAACAAATTCAAACACTTATTTCAAGTTATTTACGCAAACCTGAAAAATCAAACGAAGTAGAAGAATTGACTGAAAATTTATTTATTATCATTACTAAGTCAAAGGATTATTTAGGCAAAGATGAAACTAAATCATCCTGGGAAAATATTGTTAAAAATATTGAATTTGTTACCATTTTAAAACCAAAAATGAAGGAATATCCTAGTATAACTAATAAAACTATTTTTAAGCATATGGATATTTTTGAAGAAATTTCTTCATCCTCATCTTAATTTTTAACTATACTTAACTATATTTAACTATACTTAACTATATTTAACTTTAATTAGGAGGATAATATAAATATAAATATTTATATAAACATAATAATAGGAAAGATACTAAACGTCATTTATTATTATGTTTCAATTTTTAGTCGATAATACAGTAAAAGAGAAAAATAAAAAAGAATGGGAAAGAATTAACAATCTTTGGCTCGAAGTTAAAAATAATCATAAGTCGATTAATCCCGATTTATATGATACTGAATCTGATAACTCTGACGACGGTTGTAAGCCACGAAAAGAATTAAAAAGAGCAGATAGTAGTTATGATGAATTATTATTTGCTCACGACTGTATAATAACCGAAAAAAATGAAATAGAATGTGATACACCTATATATGATGGTATTGAAGACTCCAAAACACACTTTACATCATCCTCAATTGACACTGATGGTTACAATGACAACGACAACGATAACGACAACGACAATGATACCGAAAGTTCTTACAAAATTACAATGTATGAAATAAAAAATAAGTACACTATAGAAAATTCATATACATTAGAAGTTGATTACTCAATGAATTATAATATGAAAATGTTAACACATCTTGCTAATTATTATAACATTATTAAAAATAATAATAATGGATTAGGAATAACCATATCAAAAACTAAAGATGATAAAATAAAAAAAACGAAAAAACTTCTCAAACCAGAATTAATAAAAGAAATTATTTTATTTGAGACAAATTATGAGAACCATAGTATAGTATTTAAATTTAGAAAAATGCTGGAAAAAATAGATGCTCTTAAAAAGGATAAATATTTTTCATCTTTCATTTTGTTTTCTTAGTTAAATATAATTTTACTAATTAACATATTATTTCATGAATAATAATATAAAAATTATTATTCATCTAATGTAAATATAAATATAAATATAAATATAAATATAAATATAAATATTAACTTCAAAAATACTATGAGTATATCAAACGTAAATACAACTTTAATCACATCTATTACGGATATAAAATATTGTTTATATATTAACTTAACTTCGCGACCCGATAGAAAAATACACATCGAAAGTCAATTAAAAGGTGTTGGTTTAAACCCCACTAGGTTTAACGCAATTAAACTAAAAAATGGTAGAGTTGGTTGTAGCATGAGTCATTTAAAATGTTTGCAAATTGCAAAAAATAACAAATGGCCTTATGTTATGATTTGCGAAGATGATTTGTTAATTTTAAATAATGAAACATTCATCGATAGAATAAATAAATTTTTTAGAATGCATGGCGACGACTCGCATGATAATAAATGGAATGTTTTACTACTTGCAGGAAATAATGTACCACCCTATAGAAAGGTAGACGACACATGCATTCAAGTATCTCACTGTCAAACCACTACAGGATATATCGTAAAAAGTAATTATTACGACATTCTTATTAATAACATAAGAGAAGGTATAGAAAATTTAATGAAAACACCCGACCAACATATCATATATGCTATTGACAAATATTGGATTAAGTTGCAAAAACAACATAACTGGTATATGCTTGCTCCCATTGTTGCTGTTCAAAGAGAAGACTATAGCGACATTGAAGAAAGAAAAACAAATTATGAAAATATAATGAAAGATTTGGATAAACAACACTTAGTTCATCAACAACAGCATATAATACAAAAACAAAACGGAATATCTTCTATTTTATCTAAAATACCGTCTATGACACCATCATCTGCAACGCCAATATCAGTACTACTCAGAAAATAGTTGTTCATTGTTATTTTTTTGTCCAATATATCACTTTTAAACATTTTTTATTTTATTCCAACTGTTTGGACACATGTCGCTTGTATTATGATTTGATAGTTGTAAACCAAACCATGTTTCTGGATAACATGTAATTTTTTCAGAGTTATCATTAAAATATGCAGCCCACCAACTAAAACTACTATTTGCAATTATATTATATTGACAACAACTCATTAATAATAGTTGTCGCCAATCTTCCATTTTAGATTCACTGTCGGCTCTTTCAAATTCAAGTTCATGTCCTTGTCCCCATCTCTGTTCGCGCAAATATTCTATACACTCCGCTTTAATTTTTTCAACTTTACTTTTTACTTCATCCATATCTTCTTCCTCGCAAAAATATAAAATTGTCCACTTTATAATACTCTGTTTTTTACTCAAAACAAATTTTATACTATTTATATAGTAGTCTTCACCTAGAATGGGGTGACAGTTTTGCAAATTCTTATAGTCACCCATACGAAAATGAACCGATATTACATTGCTTTTCTCATATTTTTTATAATACAATTTTCTCACTTCTAACCTTGACTCATCCAACTTTATATACTTTGCTATGCTTTTATACTCTTTATCAAAGTATTTATAACTCTGAAAATATCCATATAACATCACACCATCATTCTTTCTAATTAAATCGGGCATTATTTGTATTTTGTTATATTTAAATTCCTTTTCTTTATACAAATTATATTTCATATTTTTCATATCTATAACTACTGTATTTTTATCCAACTCTTTTAAAAAACTATCCCAATATGTATGAGATCTTTTATCCGTTTGTAACTTATTTTTCGGAAAAATAAAATTCGTCTTCATCTCCATTGAAAGCGCCATCGTAGTATATATTTGAAATAACTGATTGCCCAGCCCTCCCATAATAATACACGATATCATGATTGGTTATTATATTGTATTGTTTTTATCTAGTGTAATATATATGTATTTAAAATATTATATTTAATTATTTATAACCTATAATTATTTATAACCTATAATTATTTATAACCTATAATTAATTAAATATATAAATTTAATATGTATAGTTATTATAATGGTGCGTTCAAAGCTTGTCCCAAGTATTAATTATATAGAACTAAAATCATTGGATCCATCGGATACGAAAGAAAGTAATTATGAAGCTCCTTTATATGAAGCATCTGTTTTAGGTATTAACACAATCATAAGTATAGGTAATATTAAAAACACGTATATATCACAAAATATCGTTTACTATCCTATTTACCTTATTAAAACTGATAAGGTAGTCTCACAAATCGGTGTGTATGAAATGTTTCAAGAGGACGTTCCTTCATTATTAGATGATGCGGGTGATATAAATCTAGAAAAAGCTCCTTCCCCTTTATTATATTCGTTCGTTAAAAAGTCGCTCATTCAACAAGCAATTCATATAGTCGAAAATCCCGCCGCAGATGTAGAGAAAAAAGATTCTCTTAAAGGTTCCACCAAGGGTAAGAAACTTTCTATTAAATCTCTCCAATCTATTGGTTCTCAACTTGATAAAGTAGCTGTACCAGAGTTTGACAAAGGACGGAAAGACGAAGATGAACGCGACGAAGCATTACAAGCAGCAATTCGCGCATCTCTTGAACCCGTTCGTTTATCTGATGTCCCGCTAAAAAGAAAAAACATTCCTGTTCAAAATATTGAACAATCTGTGGCCGAAAATAAAGCATACCGCCTCACTAAAGATGAACCATGGGTACAGTCATACTATCATAATAATAACTTTAAAGTAGTTAGAAACCAAGGAGGTGGTGACTGTTTGTTTATGGCCATTTGTCAAGCTTTCTTATCTATCGAACCCGATAGCGACATAAGTGTTATTCAGTTACGTAGAATGCTTGCTGCAGTTATGACCGAAAGCCAGTTTTTAGACTACAAGGAAAGATACGAAATGTTTTCAAAAACATTAAAAGACTTGCGTGATGAAAATGCGAAACTAGTGACTGATAATGAAGAACTATCCCAGAGAGCTGCTCAACCAGGTATATCATTAACCGATAAAACATCCCTAAAACTTCAGTCTGATATGAATAAACAAAGACATCTTCAAATTGTAGAAGAGATTCGACTATATAAAGAGTACATACGTGACGTATACTTTATGAAGGGCATAAAAAATGTTGAAGCATTAAGAGAAGTGGTACGAAAAGGAGAAATGACAAGTGAATATTGGGGTGATGAGTGGGCTATTGCTACATTAGAACTTATTTTAAATGTGAAGTTTATTGTTTTATCATATCGCGACTATGTAGAAAGAGATAGACAACCGTATACCTCGTCAAACGTGGTCGTTTGTGGTAGTAACGTAGATGAAAAAAGGTACAAAGAGATAGAAATGCTTCTCAAGGAAGATAAGAAGCCGGGTAGCGCGAAGTCTATGGAGGCTATGGGAGCTACAGAAGCAACAGATGCGAGAGATAAATCGAAATTAAGAAATTTAGAAACTATTAATCCGGACTACTATATTATTCTTTCACATACTGGTTTACACTACGAGTTAGTAACGTATCGCGATACAGCTATTTTTACTTTCCCCGAAATTCCATTTTGTATTAAACTTCAAATTGCAAACAGATGTATCGAATCTTCTGCTGGAAATCTTGAGTCGTTTTCTGGTACATTCCAAAAAATACCACAGTTTATTCTTTTTTACCAACACGAGTTAGGTCTAGGGGATATAGGAAAAGGTTCAGATCTTGGACAAGGTGGAGGTACATCAGCAAGTCATATTCTCACTGCTAATCCACACTTTGATCCATCTATTGTTTTAATTTATCATTATAAATCCGCTGATGAACTACCGGGTCATGCTCAAGGCGACCACATATCGAATAAAAATAAGGTGGCGTTTATTCCTCTTGTGGCTACAGGTAAAGGTAAAAATAACTGGAGGAAAAAAATATCAAATGAATGGTGCGATCCTTTTACATTAGATGGACATCGCTGGCTTTCGGTTGAGCATTATTATCAGGCGAATAAATTTTTAAAACGGCATCCTGAATTTTATTTATTATTTACGATGGATGCAAACAAAAAGAGCAAATATTATGATGATACCTCTATATTGTCGCGCATTTCTCAAGATGTAGATTTAGCAAAAGTTGCCGGTAAGAAAGTGCCGAAGACTATAATCGACGGTAAAAAGATTACTCTTCGTCCAGACGATGTTGACATAGATCCAGAGTTTTTTAATGGACGTAATACTCGTATTCTTGAAGATGGAACTATGGCCAAATTTGACCAAAATGAGGACCTTGCTAAAGTTCTTCTTATGACAAATAATGCAAAATTAATAAATTACGTTTTTTCAAAGCCACCAACCGTATCTATTCATTTAATGCGCGTACGTTCTAAGTTAAGAACAAAAAAAGGTGGAATAAATGTATTTGAAACTGCTCACGATAAGTAATTTAAGTAACTAAATAATTGTAAATACAAATGTCACTTTATTAATATATACCTTATTATTTAAGGTATTCTAAAAAAATATAGTATTATATTAGTAATAAATATACTACTATATTAATATAAATGGAAAAACAGATACCTGTAAAAGATGATGATTATAATTTTTTAAAAATGATGCAACTTACCGATAAAAATTATAATAAAATTAGAAAAGTTAACAAGAAACAGCTTTCTAATAATTCTAATAACCCTAGACAAACAGAAATAAATAATAAACTTAAATTTTTATATGATGATGTAGATAGTCTATATAATATGTTTAAGTCGAATTCTGTGTCGACTGCAACCTCGTCATGTTTTAAGCATAAAATTATAAAGTTAGATAAAAGTAACGCGGTTTTACATCCTTCATTATTTAAAAGTATATATGTACCGCCAAAAATTGCCGATTATATTAAAGAAAAGGCGACGTTTTTATTAGAATACAACTGTGACTTAGGTGATGGAAAAAGTGTAATAGTAAAATTTATATTGTTTGATAGTAGTCATTATGAGTTGAATAATATCAGAAAAAAAGGAGCTTCATATTTTAAACAATGTGTGCTAAAAATATACATACTTTTAAAACTTTTATCAAAATTTTCAAACGCTCAATGTGGAAAAAATTTAGAGTGTTTAATTTATTTAACACCATTTAAAAGAAAACTTCCTATTTTTTCAAAGAATGAAACATCATCTAAAGTATATCATTATTATGATGCACCAGAAAATGAATTAGAATTAAACAATGATAGTGACAATATGTACGGTGCAGGAATTGAAACCGGTAGCGTAATAGGTGCATCCCACGTAAATGGTGGACTATCTAATATATGTCAACTGAACGGGCGAATTATCGTATATAGAAGGGAAGAATGGTTTAAAGTATTAATACACGAAACTATGCATAATTATGGTTTGGATTTTTCGACATTAGACATAACGGTGGCGAATAAAAAGTTACACTCTATATTTTCAGTTCAGACGGATATAAAAATATTTGAGTCATATTGTGAAACATGGGCAAGAATTATGAATGTATTTTTTGAGTCATATTTTGAACTAAATAGGCATAGTCGTATACTATTTACGCCTTTAACAACTAGAAAAAAATTCGTAAATAATGCACATAAACAACATTTGGTTTCTCTGAAAAATAGAAAAACTTTTATAGATAAAAAAGAAAGGTTTTTAAATATTTTTTATGACAATATTCAACATGAGTCGGTTTTTTCTATATTCCAGTGTGTAAAAATTTTGAATTTTATGGGGCTTGACTATAATATTATTTCTAACTGTAATGACGAAAACTATACCATAGTTAAAAAATTATATAAAGAACAGACTAACGTATTTGCCTATTATGTTATCGTTTCTATTTTAATAGCAAATTTTAATAACTTTATTTTATGGTGTATCGATAACAATGTAAATTTATTTAAATTTAAAGATGACGATGCTTCGGTAGACAGTTTTATTATGTTTATTTCTAAAAATTATAAAAATAGTGAGTTATTGCAAATGATAGTTGGTTTGGAAAAAAGATTAGAAAATAAAACATCAAATGAAGAAACACTATTAAGTACTATGCGAATGTCAGTTTTAGGAGGTAATAGGTAGATAGGCTGATAGGTGGATTTTTATTTATTTTACATAATTTTACATAATATATTCGAAAGTGCCGTTCTCTCTTTTTATTTTATTTTTTCTCCATTCCATGGATGAATCTATAAAATCAATTTGGTGACTATTTTGTCGTACACATTGTCTTTGTTCTTGTTGTTCTTTCTGTTGCTTTGCTTGTTTTCTAGTAAAGGCCATGCTAAACTGTCTTATGTTTTTTTACAATATTAGTTATGTTGTTATAATTATTCATCAATTTCTTCTTATAAAAAATTGATGAATATAATATGTATGTAATATTATTATAAACAAGACTCGTATAATCTCTAAACCATACGCCGGGACAAAAAGGTAAGAAATGGGTATTCGCATGTTGAACAAGTTTCTTCAGGACAAATGCAAAGCATCTATATCGAGTATAAATTTGTCCGAGTTATCGGGTAAAAAAATTGCGGTTGACATAAGTATATATCTGTACAAATTTCTTAGTGAAAATGTTCTGCTCGAAAACTTATATTTAATGATTTCCATTTTTCGAGAACATAATATAATACCAATTTTCGTATTTGACGGCAAGCCACCGGTTGAAAAAAATGATACAATAGAGTTTAGAAAAAAAACAAAAAGACATGCACGCGAAGAGTATTACCGTTTGAAGCAAATTTTAGACGACATTGAGTCAGACGCAGCGGTGGTATCTGATAATGAGAGTAGCAATGTTACTACTGTAGAATTGGACGAAGAGACGACAGTTAATATCCCATCAAAAAGCGAAGATATTCGCATCATGATGGATAAGTTAAAAAAGAAATTCGTTATTCTTAAATCGGATCATATTCAAAATGCAAAAACATTATTACAAGCTTACGGCATGACATATATAGAATCTCCCGGTGAAGCTGACATGCTGTGCGCAAAGCTTGTTTCGAAAAATATAGTATACGCATGTCTCAGCGAGGATACTGACATGTTTGTGTACGGGTGTTCTCGCGTGATTCGGTATTTAAGTTTGACATCTTGGACGGCTATTTTATACGACTTTCGGGGAATTATATCGACGTTAGATATGACCTTATATGAATTTAGACAATTATGCATTATGTATGGATGCGATTATTTACCAAAAACCGAAAAACAACATTATAAACATATGACAATATTTAACTCATATAAGATGTTTAAAAATTACAAGGAATACTGTAAAAATATGACTACCGAATATAATACAATAAATGATTCAAGTACTTGCGACGATAAGCCTGACTTCTATAAGTGGATGTTGTCACAAAATAACAATCTGCATTCATATATAAATGAAGCTTCTAAAATTATAGACTTGTTCGATATATCACATTATGATAACTTGGAACTGTATGACAATGTTAAAATCATGAATGGTCCAATTGATAGAAAACGACTAATCGAAGTTATGCAAAAAGAAAACTTTATATTCACTAGTTAACTTATTATAGGAGTTGAATATATTTTTTATACTTGTAAAAAATGACATAGGATATATATGTCATTTTTTTATTTGCTTTTGTTTTGTACTTTTATTTGATTTTGTTTTGTACTTTTATTTGATTTTGTAAATTAGTAACTAAACATACATTTAAACTGTTATTTAGTTAACTGCGACAACGGGAGTAGCCTTGGCGAAGTGAGGAGACATGTACTTCTGAAGATTGAAGTAGGTAAGCTCCTCATCCTTCTTCAACTGAAGAAGAGCACGAAGCTTGGTGTCAGGGTTAATCTTGCGACCATTCTCCTTGTCCTGAAGACTGTGAGTCCTAATGTAAGCATTAATCTCACGAGTCACCTCAGTACGAGCCCACTCAGTGCCGACGGGCTTTCCAA